AGGAGTCACTAGAGTTGTGCTAGTAAATAAATTAGTTACTGATAATTGTTTGGTGGTGCTAGTTGATGCTTGAACAATAGGCAAAACATCTGCACCGGCTTGAGACGTTTAAACGGGTAGGGCAAAAATTGCGATATTTGACATGAAAAATTCTCCTTAGTAATTACCGGCGTAGATATTAAAGCGTTGACGAGTAGCAATAAGCGAGTAAGGCATAGACATAACATCATCAGGATTGTTGATACGCTTAAGATTGCGCTTTGATGTCATTGCAATACGTTGCACTTGTGGGCTAGGCTCAACACCAAATTCAGGGGCTATTTCCATTGCTAGATTGTAAGTAAAGGCACGAATATAGCCAGGTGGAAAAGCTAAAGTTGTGGCCAAATTAGCAGGTTGAGATAGTTCTTCAACCGAAATAAAATGCCATTCCAAGTCCCGCGTGGGTTTGGGGTAAATATACATATCAACGTCTGGATATGTCATGTTTACGAAAATGACTTGTGGATAAGTAGATGTTACGGTCTTAACCGCAATACCATCATACTGTTGTTGATTGATGAACTTAATACCAAACGACACGTTTGTGCCTGGATCACGGTAATAGGTTGCGTCATCGAACAGAATTGGGCGGTTGCCTTGAAAATCACCTGACGGGCCAAGAGTGCGGTTGATAAAACCGGCGGGCCAAGTAAAAATTTGATCTTGGGTGCTAAATACTGATAATCGTTCGGTATTCCACGAATCAATCATTTGATTCATAGCAGTCAACGAATCTTGCGATACAGACGCGGAAGGTGTTTCACCCTCAGCCAATACGCCAAGTAGTCTTAGCGCTCTGTTGATTTGATCGCCCGCAGTATATGTGGCCATGTCTATACTCCTTCTACAGCCACCGAAGCATTACGGCGGCCTCTACGTTTAATTTCCAGTGTATTCACCACAGGGGCCGCATCCTCGTCAATCAAGGGCGTATCTAAAGTATACCGCATCCAACCATTTTCTTCATCTGCTTTTGCTTCTAAACTGCAAATAGCTACTTTTGTGCCGTGAACCGGATGTTTTAAATAGATGACCATAAATCGCCCCCAGGCTGACGCCGTAAAAAGTGATGATAATTGCCAGAATAGGCTTGTTCGGTGGTGTGGTGCGTTAATTCTAAATCTGGCGGTATCCAAATTTCACCGCCCGCGTCAATCCAGTTACGGCTAAACGCGTAGTCCTCGCCCCACCATGCGCCTTTATGAGCGCCATGATTAAACAAGTCTACAGACAATTCATATTTTGGGCCATAGCATAAATCGGGGTAAGCCGCCATAAACCGCCCAACAGCTTCTTTGGTTACTTTTAAAAACCCTGCCGGAACGCGGGTAGCTTGGATACAACCGTCACCCCTAACAATTGGCATGAAGTTTTCACCATCTTGAAGAACGCCCATATATTGTTCTTCATCTTTCTTGAACCGGTATAACCCACCAATCACATCGCCTGGTGTTTCAATCAAGGTCAGTAAATCTTGTGGCCGCCATGACAAGTCATGGTCTATAAATACAATTACGTCAGCTTTAGCGCTAAGTGCTTTTCTGAGCATTGCTGCTCTTGCCGCAGATATGTAAGGATTGCCAACTTCATTGACTAACCCATCTTCCCATCCCGCTGCTTTAATGAGTGGTATAGACGCCTCAAGGCTGTCTAAACATTGCTGATATGGTCGTTTAACTGTAGGAAGACAAAAAACAACTTTCATGTTACCGCCATAAAGTTTGGTGGGATTCACCCCCACACAGAACGTGTGAGAATGAACCCCGATCCATTACGATGCCCAGAGACCCAAACCTGCTAGAGTGTTCATCACCTCTTGCATTTGTGCCACTTGCAACGTGCCATAACTAGCGCTAGTTACTACGTTGGTGGTTGTATGAGTTGCAGCAGTTGCGCGTTGCACAACTGGAGTAGCCCCATAAAAACCAACAGTTGCAGTAGCAGCACCCCCAACTTGAACCGGCACACCTGAACGACCTACATTCATGGTTTCGCCGCTATTACCATCTCCGACTTGATAAGCCATAATAAATATCCTTTACGTAAAAAAATTAAGCTCCGCCCTTCCACACGCCTAAGCCTGTGAGAGTAGCGTTTACTTCAGCAGCCCAAGCCGCCAAATTAGAACCCACGGTTATATAAGACGATGCCGACACAACGGAGGCTGCTTGATTTGCAGCCGCACGTTGTGTAACCGGCGTAGTCCCATAAAACCCAACGGTTCCACCAGCAGTTTTAGTATTGCCGATGATTGCGGCGTCCAACTGAGGATCGGAATAAGCAACACCTACGGGTTTTGTGTTTGGCATGATTAACCCCAGATACGGCAAGCCATTTGAGGACGGATGGTGCTGAAACCATACAGAACGTCAATACGGCAAGGCATACGGTCGTTGTTAATGTCATACTGACGAACAACACGTAAGCTGATACCGTTATGAACTGCGCGAGCAGCCATATCAACGCCTTGTGGTAACAACAAGTCAGCCGAACCAAAGGTGATGGCGTCTTTGTGGTAAACCAAGTTCTGAGGATAAGCTGTAGAAGCCGTTCCCAAGAAAGTTACAGTTTTGCCAGAAGTTGGGAAACTATTTACAGTAGCTAAAGCATTAGCTGAAGTGTAGATAGGAGCAACTGTTACAGTCCAATCACCGGCAACCGCAGTGGCGTCAGCCAAAGCGACAAACTGGAACAATGAACCAGTGGTCTCACGAGTCTGTGGGTTTACAGCGTAACAATCAGCGACGGTAAATACGTCACCGGCGAGGATCGTTGTGGTCACAGAGGCTTGAGTCAATACGATGGTTGATGCACCTTGTGAAGACACAGTGGTCTTTACAGTGGTGGCAGCAGCAGCATCGCGTGAACCAGTGGTGAATTGCTTGATTGACTGAGACATGTTGATCTCATCAAAGCCTAACACACCCGTTCCCATCATGCCGTTTTTGAATTGGCGGCTAACGGTATCGGTTGGGTTAAACAAGCCTTTCATGCCTTCGACTAAACCGGCGTTAGCAGCAGGATTAACTGTAGCATAACGTGGCGACATTACAGCGGCATTTTCGTTTAGTTTTTGCTGCGCTTGCAACAGAACTAAAGAAGTGCTTGGCGTGGTTCCAGGAGTTCCAACAGAATTACCAATGGTTTTGAACGCATTAGCAACGTCAGAATCAACGCTAGATGCCAACTGGCTGATACGAGGCTTAAGCACACGTTCCGCAAAATCGTCCAATTGCATGGTCAATTCAGCAGACGTAAAGTTTACGCCGATGTGTTTCTGGGTAGAAACGGTTAAAGTTGTGTATTGTTCGTTGTCGTCTTGAACTTGCAAGGCGGCGCCGTCAGTAACTAAAGCACGGTCTGGTAAACGAATACGGAGGGTTGAACCAATCTTAGCACCTTCAACAGCAAAGCTGTCGTCATACTGACGGTTCACGTTACGGGTGATTACAAGGTTGTTCTCTAGAATTTCAAGAGCCTTCCGAGTAATCATGTCAATCGTTAGAATACTATTAGCCATGATTAAAAATCCTTCAAAAAATAATTAGCGGTTCATCTGACTTTGTATCTTTTTCATCTGTCTTGCTCGATCTGCTTCGATCCATTCGGATGCACTCATGGTCTTCGTGGAACGAGGATCAGTTGTGTCATACGCGGGTGAACCAGTAGAACGTGCGGTAACAGGTGAAATAGGTGCAGGTGCAGACGTTGATTTTTTAACAGGAGGATTAGAGGACAATTTGGCCTCAATCAACCCAATTTCTTTGGCTTGCAACATCGGCGCAAGACGAGATATGCGACTCGCTTCCTTAGTATTTGCACCGAGGTAATATGCTACTTCGGGGCCAATATCTGAGGCTTGAATCACCTGAGCCATCACGGTTGTGATTGGGACGTTTGGATTGTATGCGACTTGTTCAAAGTCATCATACTTAGTCCGCGCTTCTTCCTCTTTCTCGTGATAAGTCTCAAGAATAACAGATTGCTGCCGTGCGTGATCTCGTTGGGCAATCAGTTCTTCAGCTTTCTTCAGCGCTAGTGCATCTGCGTACGCTTCAGGGCTTTCAAAATGATCGACTGACGGGATTTCAACAGGCGCTTTCAAGGTTTGCGCTTCCGCTTGCCTCTGATTCTGTTCTCTTTCCCACTTACGTTGTTCTCTTGCAAGTCGTTTGCCGATGGCCGCATCCAGTTCCTCTTGGGTGAACACCCTAGAAGGTTCTTTTTGCTGTTCCTCAGCACTTACTTCCGGCGCATTTACTTCAGTTTCAGGCGCTGCCGTAGCCACCTGTTCTGGCGCGGATACTTCCGCTATTACTTCTTGCTGACTTTCTTCTGACATTTTTGATTCCTCTGGAATCCCTGATGTGCCGCATCAGTACGGTTTTTGGGGTTATTCGTAAACTACAGTGATACCTACATCGCCGGTAATGACGATGAATAAGCCTTTATTAAATGCAATCCCACCAACGTCGCCGCTAAACAAACGAACCGTAGCGCTAGTTGGTGTAAAGATGTGAATTATTTCAGGATCAGATGTATTAGCGGTGGCTGAATCATAAATTGTGATTCTAGGCACGGTAGCCGCAGAACTGACAAAAATACTTTTAAGTTTGCCAAATCCTACTTTAACCTGATTACTTTCAGTTTCCGGTGCAATATTACTAATTATCTTGTATTGAGACATGGCGGTTACTCGTAGAAAATAGTGCAGTTGACGGTGCCGCCTTTGTCAACATACAGGCCATTATTAAAGTAAATTCCCGAATCATCACCGCTTAACAAATACATAGTGTTTGCAGCGGGCGTAAATACCGCAAGAATCTTAGGATCGTTAGTATCAGCGTCCGGCGTATCGTATACAGTCAAAGTAGGGGAGCCTGACGCTGCGCTAACAAATATGCCTTTAAATTTGCCCGCCCCAACTTTAACTTGGACATCCGCATTGTTGTTGTGTAAATAGTTTGCCATTATAAATCCTTATGCGAGAAAGCGAAGTTTGTAAAGGGTTCGCAAGTAAATTTCAATAATATTGTCAATTAACTGTTGCAATGACGTGTCGGTTTTGTCAGCTACTTCATACCGAGCGTCTTCAATCTGCTTCAATGAATCTTCTAAAAACTCAATAATGTTACTTGTTTTCTTGGCAGAATGTAATGTAATTGGGCCAATTAAACCGTGCCGTCCTTGATAGGATTCCGCAAAATCGTCTGCCGCCCCGATAATCCGTTCGTAAAATATGTTCAACGCCGTGTGCTTGGAAAAGCTACGGGTGTTCAAGTGAACACTGTGCGCCACATCACGGGCTAAAAATAACATTCCTATAAACTCCGCAGCTTTCATTGTGGCATCCCTTGTGGTGGCATCTCTTGAGGAGGCATACCTTGTGGCATCTCTTGAGGCATCTCTTGAGGCATACCCTGTTGAGGCGCGTATTCAGCTTGTTCTGGCATCATTTCCGACTGTTCACGATTAGGCATTTCGTTAATTAGATCGCCGGAAGTAATCATGCCATGCACCGTTCCCAAGACAATATCTTGAATTTGTTCTGGTGACATGCTGGCCTGAACGATAGAAATACGCTTAGTTTCAGCATCAAACGCCTTAATCTGTGCCTCAAAGTCTTTGCGTTCCTGCTCTTGAACTTCGATGGATTTGCCCACGTTCTTAATCATTTGGTGCATCTGTTCCATCTCTTGACCCATTTGCTGAATTTGCTGTTCAGCAGCTTGCAACGCCGGTGGTTTGTCATTGTCTTCCATCAGCTTAGGATCAATCGTCTTAGCAAAGCGTTGAGCCATCTCTTGAGCGCCTGGCCAATCCATATTCTTAACAAACAGATCGCCTGCGATAGACCACAACTGAGGATTGCCCTGTAGTAACTGAGCCATTGCTTCCAATGCCTCTTGGCGCTTAGTTGCGTATCCTGGGCCGGTTGCCACTACAACGTCATACTTACCAACATTTGGATTGTAGATTTTCTCAATCACAATAGCCGGATTGTTAGGATCAGTAATCTTCTTAACAGGCTCTTGTTGACTTGGATCAATCTTTACCATTTTAGTTTCACCGTCTAACCCAATAATGCGGGCTACACGCTGTGTGTCGTAGATTTTAGGTATCAAATCAACCAGTTGACGGGTGATATGCCGCACACCACGCGCTAGATTGTCACCGTAGTGGTAAGTTCCTACATCGCCTTCACGTTGGCGGGCTAAAATAGCCTTGCCACTGCGTTCGTTAGACGTCATGCCTAGCGAGGCATTATATTGCCCCGTAGTGCTCTTAATGTCCTCTGACGCGCCTGATTTGGCTTGCAATAAGCCGCTTGACGCCATCGGTGGTTGAGCGCGGGAAGGCAACGGTAACATGCCGCCTTGACCATCGGTTACATCTGGATTAACTTCTAAATACGGCCAATTAGTGGTATTGGCTGTCTTCCATTGGTTTTCATAGCCTTCAAACTGACCGCCGTAGCCAATAAATGGTGCTTTTGGGGCTAGGGCTAACATCTCAGCTTCTTGGCTGACCCAATAGTTATACATGCGCTGTGCATCTTTAGCATTACGCACCAAACCGGACACGTATAAACGCCCATCTACCTCAAATTCGTTACCTACAATGCGAACTATCGGGATGTATTTACCCGCCCATTCGCGGTCTTCAAGTATCTCGTAACCATTGATTTTGCAGTATCTAATCTTAACACGATCAGACTCACGGCTCTTTTTAGGCTTGCCGTACATCAATCTAAGCTGCTTATCTTCCGGTGTGCCGTTAAATGCAGACACATTACCTGGATACAAGTTCAATGTTGCACGATCGTAGTCCAAATAATAGTAATCCGCGATACGAATGGTATCTTCGGTTAGCCATTGTGATAGGTTTTGATCGCCTACGCCAAGGGTCTGTAGTGTTGTAATGGGCGCTGAGTCAGGATACATGCGCTCATAATCGTCTTTACTAATGTCTTCTGTTACAAAGCACCACTTGGCGTCAGCGCCAGTTGGGTCTTGAATAGTTGGGTCCATGTAGACTGAAAAGCTGTTACGCACACGGCCAATCTTAATGTCTTGGTCAAACGTGTTGTCGTCACAGTATTCGGTCAGGATTCGGATGTATCCCTCGCCGTAGGAGACTTGGTTTTCACAGGCGGTGTCATAAGCAACATCGGCATCTGAGATGTATTCGATGTGCCTAACCATCCCGTTGAAGATTTCTGCCACTTCGATGTCGGCGTGGTCGTCGGCAGGAATAACTTTGCCACTTGGTCGGTTCTGTCGTTGGTCATTGGTCACCTGCCGCACGTGTTGAGGTAACTTGTTGATCGTGAGGCATGGCCTCGCGTTGATCGTTTGACCTTGAACCGCCCCGCGTGTCGCTAACACATCCGCAGGCCATTGCCAGTGATTATCAGGTGATCCAGCGTAGAATCGAAGATCATCAATCTCATCTTCACGACTCTCAGATAGAGCGTCAATAGCCATATTCAAGCGAGTGCGGGCAGTCGCCAGAATGTCTGAACTACTCTTATCTTTAGCCGAACCGCCGTTAGCAACCGCGCCTGCGGCAGCGATGCCGGTGTAATCTGCCATTATTTAATCTTGCTTAAAACTTTGTTCACGGTTGCTTTGACATTGTTCCCCGAAGGAATAGACCCATGACAGCCCATACCAGGCATCTTTGAGTAAGTCTCAGTATTGCGTGATGGCATACCACCGCCGGTCATCTTTGGTTCACGGGCGTTTAGTTTGGCTATAGGTGCTAGTTTATCGCTCATTTCTTTCCTTTCGGTTTGGCAGCTTCACGTTTGACTGAATACGCTATTGCAACTGCTTGTTTGATGGGTTTACCGGCTTTAACTTCCGCTTTAATGTTCTTGCGAAAGGCTTCAGATGATTTAGATTTAACAAGTGGCATAGTTATTTCTTCTTCGCAGTTTTAGCTGATTCTTTAAACGCCTTAGCTGTAGGTGCTCCGGCAGTGCCAGGCTTTCGCATCTTTTCTTTACTACCCGCTGCAATTCGTGCTTGTTTAGCGTGAATATTAGCATAAAGTCCAGGTTTAGCGGCCATAATTTAGCACTTCCATCGTTTGAGTGACGCTTTAGCGCGTTCGGCGGGGCCTTTAGCGTTCTTAACAACGCCGGTCATTCTTGCGCAGAAACTAGCTTTTCTACCTTTGTCAGCGTCAGTCTTAGGACTAGGCGCCGGTGCTTTTAAGTGTGATCCTGTCTCACGGTTGTATTTCTCACGGCCTTTGGCGGTCAATCCCGCGCCTTTGCTGACCGGCAGTTTCTCACCGCGGCCAACACTTAGCGATACGCCTTTTTTAGCGGCCATTATGCACCCATCCAACCAGTAGCAACAGTGCTTCCATAGCTAGAAACACGGCGTTTAGGTTCTACATACTCACGATGTGCAACAGGAAAGGCAAATGTGACACATATAGCGTCAGCGGCGTCTGGTGATGCTAAACCCCGTGCTTTCATGTCTTTTTTGCTTTCCAAGAAAATTGTTCCACGTGAATCAGGCTTCATCATAGGTGAAATCAGATCAGTTTTCAAGAACCGATCAGACGGAATACTAGCAGACTTCAGCCATTCGCGCATTTCACCCCACATTTGCGCCCGCATATTACCATACATAATGGGATTTTTTGACTTATTGCCAAAATTTACCCCTTTTATCTTATACCGCTGTTCTTTGAGCCTGTCAACAATGCCCGCACCCAGGCCACCTTCGTCAATTACCACCAGTGTGGGCTTAAATTCCTCAATCGCCTCGATCACATGCCCCACTACCGTCATGGTGTCGTCCCCTCTGTGGCGCATAATCTTCACAATATCACGCCCCTGCCGCACCGCAATGACGGTAGCGTCCGCACCGAACCGTGCAGGGTCAACACCAATCACAATCGGAGCTGACTGATCCTTATACTTAGGCCGTTTCATAGCTTCATCGACTATATCAGCAGCAATGAACTGGTCATCCCCCGCGTTCGGGAACATACCGTAGACCTCAACGTGCGCTTGCGCCGAATCTGGCCCGTATTCGTCAATAATCTGCTGATAAATTTGTTTGTCCGTGCCTTCTACTTCTCTTGCGTCCACTACCTTAGTGTTCCAGAACTCCCGCTTGGAGTTAAAACACTCGTAGAAGTAGCCGGTGTTGCGCCGTGGGTTACTAAACGCCAACCAAAAACGATTCTGCGTATTCTCCGTAAAGAATCCCGATGTCACCGCCCAGATGGAGTCATCTATACCACTGGCTTCGTCAAATATAACCAACACCCCGTCAAAGTTGTGAACGCCCGCGTAAGCGTCAGGATTCTCAGCCGACCACAGCCGCCCTTCAACGCCCCAGTAGCGTGTGCCTTTCTTCAGATCACGCTCAACTAACTCTGTTAGCCACTTGGCGGGTGTCACCCGTGTTGCCGACACCTCAAACCAGTGACTATTAATAGACATCGCCAACCACTTAGTAATCTCCGCCCAGGTGATTGACCGTAGCTGATTCTCACTGTTCGCTGAAATGATGGTTGTTGACCCAATGCGGGTGGCCGTCATCCAGATCGTAATCCAGCTTACTAACGCCGACTTACCGATTCCACGACCTGAACTAATAGCCTCGCGTAGCGTCTTATAATCCACAAGTCCTTGATTTGACTTGATGTGTTCCGCAATGTCCGTCAACACTTCTCGTTGCCACTTGCGTGGCCCGTGGAAGTTTTCAAGCGGTGTGCCTTTAACGCCCCACGGAAAAGCGAACATTACAAACGCCAGTGGATTGTCTTTCAACGCGGGTGACCACAACCGCGCCATTAACTCTTGTTCGTCTTCGGCGCTATATATAGTGGATTGCACGTTAGGCTACTCGGCGTTGTCTACGCGGTGGGGTGTGTTCTAACTGCATTGGCTGATCGGCTGCTAACTGCTGACCTGTTGTGTTTTCTATGATGTCAACGACACGCATTTGCGCTTGTTCTAGCGCCTGGGTGATTGAGATGCGCTGTTCGACATCTACATTAATCTGTTGCTTGGCTACCCATCCGTGCTGATGCTTCAATATCTCTAGCGCTGCTTTGGCGTCGCCTTGTCTGGCTGCGGTGTGCAACACTTGCGACATTTCCAGTTCGCCGTCAGCGCGTCCTTTTAACTCCGCCATCTCCGCGATTGGGTCAAGCTGCGTCAACTGCCGAAACTCGGTGGGCAACATTCCGGCGGCTAACGCCAAAGCATCCCCATGCAAGCCCAGTTTGGCCGCATCGTAAATCGCGTGAAGACGCGCCTCAGTAGCCTCGATCTTACGCGGTGTAAATGGAATCGAATAGAACATGGCTGCTTTATACCATAGATCATGTAGAAATAAAATAAAAAATAAATTGTTTACAATCCCTTCGATTTCGTGGCCCTTCGGCGAAATGACCTACCCCCCCTCCAAAAAATAGTGGGCACTTACCATGCAGCCATTAGGTTAGTAAGCACTAACTAACATCTACTTGGGTTAGTAAGCGCCAACTAATACATGGGTGGACATGGTCACCAGTTTTCAAGTCGCAAGCCATACAGTTATGCAGTCCATGGCGTGAACATATGTGCCATGTGCATACAGTCCACATTAAATTATTGTCATATTGTCATTATTGTCACGGGAAAAAAGTCGCGCCGTAAACGTGATTCTACGCGCCAATC